ACCAAGCTTTCTATGTACCTGGAAGCTGTCCTTTATTAAAGCTCGCTTAGCTTCTATCCCATAATCATATCCATACCAATCTACCTTGAAGTCATGAGCGAGAATGTCCAGGAGCTCCTCTGGTAGATTGTCAATCTGCGTATAGATCCGCAGCAGGTCGATTTCCTCTTTCCGTGCAGAAAGGGCATCGGCCACAACCTGCGCCAATGCCCTCAGTTTTTTATCTTTCCGGAGAACGTCCGGGAAAGTACGCATAAGGTTGTCGGAGGTAATGCCGTGGTTAATCATCTTCATAACCTCCGTTCGTTATCGTAACAGTTCCAACTTGCGCAACCTGAGGTACTGTATTGTCGCTCCCATCTCGCAGTGACGTATATACAGGGTCGGTCATCTCAATGCGCTTGATGCCCGTTTTCATAAGTTGGCTACCGAGATATGATGGGTTTATGTCGCGGCCAAGCCTTGCACTCTGCCATGATATATATTCTGCAACAGTCTCATTCACCCCGGCTTCTATTTCCGTTGCACTCAATGATGTGTTGCGAGGGATGTAGTAAGTAAATGTAATGTCATACGACACCGTTTCCGGATCCTCGACGACAACTAAATCTGTCATTGGTCTTACATACTTATCATTGCATGCAGCTAATACCGCATTCTTGATTTCTTCTCCGGCTATTGCTCCATTCGACATTAGGACATAAAGATTAACTTGGCCGGGCTCTGGTGAGTTGACAACAACATCTGCTATTTCCGTTGATACTTGCTTTGCATAATAGATGTAGCCGCCTTTTGCTCCGGCAGTGCTATACGCATCTTGACTGGCGCGCATCAGCTCATAGTATTCATCGTCTGTGGCCGTGTTAGCCCCGTCGTCGCTCTCGGTTATGTTTTCGCAATGGTCGTAATAGTTGAACACGTCTACAATAGTATTTATCTGTCCGGGGGCGTAACCGTTTCCTATAGTGCCTACGGTCTGACATTGGACCATCACATCGACATATGTGTCACCAATGGGCACATAGGCATCGGCAGTTGTCTCCCAGACTAAAGTATTATTTTTATCTGTTACTCTTGTACCTTTCGGTACCAGAATGGCGCTGGTCTGTGCCTCAGAAATATGGAAGCGAACTGTACAAATGGCAGCCTGAGCTTCCGGTCTTGTCTTGTCATAAAACAGTTCCCCAAGGGCGTCAATGTCGGAACTCTCTGCCCGGCTGGGAATGTTCTGATTCCCTGTATAGTTAATCAATACACGCTGCTGTATAATCGCATTAGCTACCCACTGTATCATCAATCGCTCCGGGCTGGCTGGGTGTACCGTAACTCCTGCAATTTTTTCATAGGCAGAAATAAGCTGTGACACGATCTCGTTCGTATCTGTGCTGATAAACTGATATTCTTTATTCCTTGGCATCTATTATTTCCACCTCCACTGTAGCGATGAGTTTGCCCGGAGCATCGTCCTCAAAGGTAATGTTCAGGACATTAGCCCGCGGCTCATACTCTGTAATCGCGTCTTTAATCTCCGCAATCAAAAGCGGCCTTGCCACCGCCATAGGCTTATCTATGAACTGCATGGGCAGGCCGAAATCACGATAGAGCGGAACTGAGAGCTGACGCGTCGACAGAATGATAGCAATGTTTTGCAGGACAGATCTCACGGGATCGCTCTCATTGAGCGTGATGCTGTCCAGGTTTTTCGAACTGACCATATAGCTCATAGCGTCACCTCACGATTTCAGATATTCAAGCAAATCAACAGAAACGGACGCACCGGTCACGTTTCCTTTCTTATCATAAGTTCTCATTTTTATTTTGTGGCTCTTAATTGTCCACTTATATTTTCCGTATGCTCTTTCTCCAACGACAAGGGAGAGGGGCTTACCACTTCGCTCATATGTCCATATCTTGACAAGCTCTGCCATGGGATCAACGCCAAGGTACGCAGAAAGCTCCATATCAAATGACATGGTGTCGGGATCAATCCCAGTAAACTCTGTAAGTGCATTTGTCAAATGACGGCTATGCTCGCCGTACCTGGCCGAGCCTGACCACTGCAAGTTGTCAAGAGTTTTAATAACATTAGATGATACTTGAAAGACGATGTCTCCTAATACTCCAACCTGCATTAAATCACCCCCAGTATAAATCCATCACCGTTAAATACGGGGAGGTAGAGCACCAGCACCGTATCATTGACTTTAGGCATCCAATAAGTAACATTTGCGACATGGTCATGTTCGCCGTTTTCTTCGGTCGTACTGCCACCTGATAGGTCATGCGAGTGTTTACCATCGGACTTGACGTAGACGCCCGCTCTGGGGTGTTGCAACACGCTCAGCCAACCCGAAACCATGTCCTTATCCTTAAACATCACTCGTGCGGTTCGTTTCTCAGAATCGACAGAGCTGACAGTTCCGATCCGCACAAGATTACTCAAAATGTTTTCCATCAGTATCCCTCCAATACATGGCGTAGCCTTATCTGTGTAGAATACCCGGATTTGCTGATGGAGTGCTTTGCTTGTTTGATAATATATTTTCCGTCCCAGGCTCCCCAACCGGATAACATCACCGTAACCCCGGCCAACAAATCGGGATTGCCGGGGAGAGTAAAGATAGCTGTGTACTCATATTTGTTTTTCAGGCGCAGCATTTTTCTTGCCAGCGTCTGAGCTTCTCCGATGCTATTAACCTTTGCGGTAATCTCCAGGCGTTGATTGTTTTTGTCTTTTGGATTATAGTCCTCGACATAGGCGGTAGCTTGTATCGTCTCTTTGCTCAACGGGTCAATGTAGCTTACTCTGCAGCTGGCATATTCCTTGTCGGCCGCACCCGATCTAAGCTTGTACTTTGTGTAAACACCGGAGCCTTTCTTGATGGTGAACACTGCCGGCTTTGCTTCGTAAGTAGCCTGGTCAAAGAGGACAATAATCTTATTTGTCGCCTTGAGTGATATGCCGGCATTTTGACAGAGCTGCTTCAGGAAAGCAATGTCGCTCATCGTGACTTGCTCTATTCTGGCATAGTAGGGATCAATAGCAGATTCATACATACAGCTCATGCCATTGCGTGAAGCGATATCGTTTGCAATCTGCTTTAGCGTGTAATTCTCCCATGCTTTGCTCTTTTTTGTCTGCCGGATCTGATTGCTGTATGGCAGCGATGTCCCTTTAATGATGATAGTGGCCGGAGGACCCTCGGCATCTACGCTGTCCAGTTCAAACTGACCGCAATCCAGGACTTTGTCTTTTCCATCGCCAGTCCAATTTTTCTGAACAAATAACGCTTGAATGCTCAGACCCTTAATTCCTGAACCGCCTGAGCTTCCTTCACTGGCGGTAGCCTTTGTCACCTGGTCAATAGCAAACCAGCCCAGCGAGCCAACGTGAATAGGATACGGCACTCCGCTTTTGAGATTCAGCCGTGTAATTGTACCACTGTAATTGGTGACAGCCGCTCCGGGAGAACCGGACCCATAGCTGGAATACTGTGGCCGACCATTAGCGACTACTGCATCACCAACAGCCCAGTCTCCGGAATTGCTTCCGTGGTCTACTATGGTAATATAATTCGCACTGATATATGCAGTTTTGCCGCTGTAGGTAATAGTTGCCCAGCCGTTTGATATGGACGCGACTACAACCTGAGTTCCGTAAGCAAGTGTACCAAGTTTTGAATGATTCGTTCCAGGACCACTGCGCACATTAAGCCCGCTTTTCGCTGTCACCTTATACGTGGATCCAGAAACAGAAGGAGGACCCGAAGCAGCAGCCTGAATCGCTTTGTTAAGCCATTGAGTAAGCCAAACATCATCGCGATCCTCAATATTTATCTGCAGGTCATCGGTCTCGTTTTCCTCTTCATCGGTAAAGGTTATTGATAAAAGATATTTACGCAGGGAAGTGGAGATATCTACTCCGTCAAAGTAGACCTCCGCGTCCGTACGTCTTGCTAAGTCTTTATCGCTCATCCGCTCACCTGCTTCCATGGAGGTAGATTAGCAGATGAGCTATCCTCAATTGTGATATCAGGCAGTACGAGCGTAATACCGGCCGGAAATATGTAATAATCCCGGTAAGCGGTATTGAGATTCATAAGCTTATCAGTATGGGCCACATCGCCCAGCTGAGAATGAGCTATACTATCCCACATATCGCCCTGTGCCGTTATATATGTTTTGCTCATGCGTAAGCCCTCCTTGTTGCATCTATTCCAGCCTCTTCAAGTATGTCGAGGACCTTCTCTTTAAGATCCTCAGTTGCATCTCTCAGTACAGCTGCAATATCCGAGGCGGTACTACCGCCAGGGAAGTTATAAACAGGAGAAACAGTCAGTTGGACAGTTCCAAGACTACCAGACTTTGCAGACATCGCTTCTGTAGGTATAGCGTTGACGCCTGCATTTGCAGTCTCAGCCATGGCAACCTTAACATCAGACTCCATAGCCTCGGTTGCTTTGATATAACCACTCCATGCCATCTCTGCACGATTCCACATGACACGAGAAGGGCTGCGGATTTGTAGCTTTGCATCAATTGCATCAACACCAGCCTGAGCAATACGTGCATATGCTTCCTGCACTGCCGGCAGCATATCCTCAGCACCCCTGATAAATCCTTCCATGGTGTTTTTCGCACTCTTAGCTGCTTCCTCGTTAAGGTCCATATCCTCAATCGCAGTTTCAAGCTCCAACTGCAGAGCATCCATGGAATTAGCAAAGTCTGTTTCCAAATCTGCAAGGCTTTCGGCAACTGTTTTTTGCTCCTCCTGAAGCATCTGCCAGTTGCTTACCATCTTTCGTAGTTCGTCGTCGCTGGCCTTGGCCATACCGGCGATTGCATTCACGCTGCCCTCGCTCCCATCGGCAAAGCTGGCAATCAATTCGGATAAACCTTCAATGTCCGTCGTTCTTTCCGAGAGGTTTGCGAGGTTTGTGTTGTAGTTCTTCCAATAATCAGCCTGGCTTTCTAAAGCCTGATTTATTGTTTTAGCACTTGTTGCAACGACCTCGGCGGCTTCATCCCATAAGCTATATTGTCCGGACACGCTCTCATGAGCAGCGGCATACGCTTCTTCGTATGCTGTTGTAAGCTCAGCCATACGCTCCGAGATATCTCTGATTTTACCAGTAAGGTTATTTGAGATATCGCCAGCAGTCCCGGTTTCCTCGGCGTACCCTGCAAGGGCGGCAGTTAACTCTTTTATTACAGCTTGATTTTCGTCGTAAGCTTCCTGAGCTTCACGCTCTGCTTCGGTAGATTTAGCCACTGCTGCGCTTGCATTATTCACAGCCAAAACATAAGGCATCAGTTTTTGAGCATAAGCACGTCCGCCGGCTTCTCCAGAAACATTGCCCAGCTCTTTACGTTTTGCGTCTGCTGCTGCCTGAGCTGCAGCGAGTTCTTCCTCCGCGGCCGCTGTTTCTCTTATCTGTGCTTGAAGATTGTCATACAATGCTCCCTCTTCAGCAATGAGAGCTTTCAGTTTTTCGTAGCTTGCTGCATTTCTTTCACGGGCAATTTCTGCCTCAATGACAGCTCTAATTGCATCTGCGCTCATGTTGAGAGAATCGGCATATTGATCGTAAGCGAGTCCTAACTCCGGCATCGCTTCATTGAGCATTTCGACAACAGCAAGGATCTCTTGCTTTGTTTCTGCAGATTTACCCTCGACAAGCATTAGCTCTTCGAGTTTCTTTATGAGAGATTGGTTGCTTCGGGCTTCTTTCTCAACACTACTTACAGTTTCATCGTAGGAGTCCATAAGCTCGTTATGAGCAGCTATGACTGCATCGTGAGCTTCAGCAAGCTCCTCAACAGTCTGCTTGTTTTCTTCGAATGCCTCAGTAGCATCATCTAATTTTCGCCGGAGGACTTGAGCCTCATATGAAGTTTCACCAAAGGCTTTGGAAACTTGGTTGTACTCATCCTCAAGGTCACGCATTCTGTAGTATTGTTCGCGTGATTCAGCAGTCAGTTTTGAGAGTTCCTCTGTTTCATCTTCTGTAGCTCCCGCAAGTGCGACTATTCCGGCTGTCAGAGCTGCTACACCGGCCACTACGCCCATTATTATATTCACGCCTGGAATAGAAGCGGCAAATAATTGCATCAACGGGATAGCTATCTTTGTAACAGCAACATAGGCAGTAATTCCGGCAGTGGCTAGGCCAAGCACTCCGACAAAGGTGGTAACAGCCTTAACCAATGTAGGGTTTTTCTGAATGAAGTCTGTCACACCACCCAATACATCGGTCATTCCATCATAGAACTCGCCGAGCGTCGGATTTAGTTCGTCGCCTATAGCAATCTTTAGATTGTTGTAAGCATTTTGCATCATGGTTAGGCGGCTTTCGGTGGTGCCGTACCTTAACTGCGCTTCTTTTACAAGAGCTGAATTTTCAGCCCATCCACGATTTGATGTTGCCAGTGTACGGTTGAGCAAGTCTCCAGAGTTCGAAAGGGATAGGATCATACGTTGCATGCGCGTCTCGGTTATCCCCAACTCCGTGAGTGCTACTGTAGCACTCTTGCCGGTACGCTCTGTGTCGGAAAGCCCCAGCACAAATGCTTGTAATGCTGTAACGGCATCCTCGCCCCAGGCTTTTGTAAACTCCTCAGCTGTCATATTGGCAATAGTAGCAAATTCGTTGAGGTTATCCCCAGTTTCCACAGCCGTCATAAGCTCTTGGATAAGCTTACTCATGGACGTGGACCCGGCCTGTGTTTCAATACCCAAAGAAGTAACAGCTGCAGAAAGTCCTAACATATCAGCCTCGGACATTCCGGCAAGCGATGCACTGGCCGCAATGCCCTGGGACATATCAATTATCTTTTGTTCTGTTGTTGCGTAGGAGTTACCGAGATCAACAACAGCGCTCGCTAAGTTGGAGTAGTATGTTGGGTCCATCTGCGTGATATTAGCAAACTGAGCTAACATCGTCGCGCCTTCCTCGGCCGTCATGGTTGTCGCTGTTGCCAGCATGGCCATGACCTCAGAGAAGTCCATCAAATTAGCCTTAGCAATACCAAGCTGGCCAGCTACTTCACCAATACCCGCCAATTCCTCTGTAACGATCGGGATATCGGTCGACATGTCTTTGATTTGCTGGCTCATTACAGCCAGTTCCTCATCGCTCATGTCGGTTGTCTTAGCAACACCAGTCATCGCTGATTCAAATATCATTGAAGCTTCTGTCGCCTCTCCGTAGGCATCAGCTATTTTTTTCAGCCCTACAGTTATTCCTGCGGCTACAAGAGCTTGACCGGCTGCACCAAAAGCAGCGGAGGCCGTGGCGCCGAAATTATTAGCGCTGTCCGCGGCCTCTTCCTGCTTAGCTCTAAGTTCGTCAATCTCCTTACTGAGCTTTGCGCTTGCCCCCGAAAGGTCGTTAGTGTCAACACCGGCATCCCGGAGAGCGCTACCCATCCTATTAAGCCTATCCGTCTGAGTGGATAGAGAGGCGGATGTCTTGTCTATCTGTTGTTGTTTAGCAAGTAGTCTATTTTCAAGTGCGGAGGAATATTTCCCGGTTTCGTCCATCTCTTTCTGGATATTATCGTACTGCTGGCGAAGAACTTCGAGCTTCTTTTTGCTTGCCTCAATCGCACTCTGTTGCTTTTCATATGCAGTAATGTCAGACTGTGTCTTGCTGAGGGCCGCGATTTCTTTCTGCATGGAAGCGATCGCGCCTTGCGCAGTCTTGAAGGTGCTGTTATAGCTGCCGCCCAGCTGAGCGTTCAGCTGAAACAG